TTTAGGTTCTGCCTTAATTGTAACTACCTTGTATATCTTGAGTAACAGTTCACTGCTCATAACCCGTTCCAGAATGTATCTGAGGGTGTCTGTTGACTCCTAAGCATTAACCATATACCTACGTTACATAGGAACCAGAATAGATTTGTTATCCATGCCTGTCTCCAACAGTATTTGCGGTTGTTCTCCACAATATATTGATTCCTATCGTTAGTCCATTTATCAGGAGATAGTGGTCTAACCTTCAAGTACTGCTCGAGTCCAAGTGAGATTAGAAATCCGATTGCGAAAATATAGAATAGTAGGTTTAGGAAACCCGCCATTGAGAATAGAAATATCATTGAATGATTGGATAAGATTTAGAGGGGTCGTAGTCCTCTGGTTTAGGAACAGAATAGTATCCCTTAGGCATTGGAATACCTATAGGACCTTGAATAATATTAATGGTTTCATCAAACCATCTGTTCATTGATCTCGCCATCGCACGATAAGATGTACCAACATATAGTTGTCCTCCTACAACAGCAACTGCTGTAGCACCCCAAAACCAATAATAGAATCTGGATTTCATTTGTGCTCGAATCTTGTCTCGCCTTTTCATAAATTTGTTAGTCATCGTTTGTAAGGTTTGCCGTCTCGTTTGATCTGCATATCATCTTGTTCTGCAGCAATGAAGTTTGGTTCATAGAGGTGCATATCACCACATGGTTGAATCCATCCAGTAAGAATCTTTTTAGTCTTCTTCAATGGAGGATTACCTCTATGTAAATGTGTGATACCACCTGGCCACACTACTCCTAGATTTTTCTTTGGTTTAACTCTTCGACTTTGATACAAGAACTCGGTCTCACCACCATCATCCTCATCATTAAGGTCATTCAAGTAAATCATCCATGCTAGGACACGAGTAGTATTATACCATCCAGTTGCTTCACAATGCAACATGTGATAACCGCCTGTTGGTTCTGTCTTTTGATATAAAGTTGAACCACTGGTCCATTTTCCTTCCATTTTACTAGCAGGAAACTCAGCAAAATATGGTATTACCATACGATGCATGACTAGTTCTGTGATCTCACGGGCAACCTCAGGATAAATTGGTTCTAACAATAGTTGTAGATCATTTACCTGCTCCTGTTTTCTTTTTACAGAACGAGGAATTTCATATGCTTGCTTTTGATCACAGATTGATATGACGTTATCATATAACTGTCTCGTCAATACTTTATCGTATGTTCTGATGAAATCTTCGCTCATTTACCTGTTGATAGTTCAGCATTTGCTGCATTTAAGTGTGCTTCAAGATGATTGTAAAGATCTTCTGCAATCACATCATTTTGTTCTGAGTAAGAACTTGTGTGTCCTAGGGGACAACCCATCATCATGTCCAGAATAAATCTGATTTGGTTTGTGTCTAATGGTACGTTTGTAGGTAGATTCATGATGATGAGTTGTATAATCTCTATTGTAACTGATAATGTGCAGAAGGTCAAGCAAGATTTGTCCCTTGTAGTGAATGTCCTTCCATATGAAAATCTCCAGTGAGAAAAGTATTGAATGATACCGTGACTCTATCTCCATCAGAACGCATAGTAGAATGCTCTAACATTGAAGGAAACACAATGATAGTGCCTGCATTTGCAGTAATTTGATGATGAGTATGAGTTCTGTAATACTCATTATCATCTTTCACTATCATATTAATAGGTAGCAGTGGATCATGCCATGGATCTGGTCTATGAAACATCAACTTATCATCATCGTCAAAGAATACTACTCCACTAAATTGTGAATTTGGATGTACATGAACTTGAGCTGCTTCCCCTCTGTTATACTGGTTTGCCCACGAGTCTAAAAATTTAAAACCTGCGTTCTTAGAATCCTTATCAAGATTGTGTATAAGGTTTTCTATTGTACCTGCAATCGTAGCTTTTAATTCTCTCATAAAAGGGAGATCTAAGATACGAGTATTCTTAGTTTGTCTCGGACTTGTAATAAACTCTAATTCTTGTATCTGTTTTTTTAATCTCCATGCCTTAGAAGCAGGAAATTTTTGTGAGATTATAAATGTAGGACAAACATTAATTATTTGTGGATCTATCTCCATTTGCTCGATGCTTTCACTTCAACTGTTTTCAATGATTCAATTTCGTCACTCTCATCAGGATTAGTATGAAATGTGACTTCTTTTAATGTTCTAAGATATTCTAGCACATGTTTTCTAATTTCCATGAGTTCTTCATAACATCCTTGGTTATGAGCACACCCACGTAAATCATGGTCTGGTTTCATTACAGACTCAGTGAATAGAGACAGTGCTCTATCATATTTTATAGCAGGAGACTCATCTCCTACAGATGCTTGATCTCTCATAGCGATACTTAATTCTTTCATTATAATATAGCACAGTTATTTATTTCTTAGTTTTAAATTGTATGAAATTGATACTTTGTCCTCATCTGACTCATTTCTGGATATGAAATGAGGAAGTGATGAAGGATATAACCACCCCTCTCTCACTATTGGAGGTATAATAAATTCAGTTGCCGTAGTTATTATAGTCTCAATACCATTTATATATGGTGACTGAATATACATATCTCCCGATCCCTCAGGTGCTTGCAAATAAAATGTACCACTTAAATTACAGTTATGTTGTGAGATTGTTCTTTGATATGATCCTGGGGGCATAATATTGATCCAATAGTCTGTTAGATCAATAGCAATAGGAGGTAATCCACCATCAGTAGCACCTTTGTAAATAAACTCTTGCATACAATATTCTTGTACTACATTATATACAACCTCATTCATAAATGTATTGATCTCTTCACCACACATTTTATTAAGGTTCTCATCATATCTAATTTGATATCCTCCAATCAAACCAGATGATTTTTCTGTATCAATATTTTTATCCCAACTAGGATCATAAATTCTCTCGAGAAGTTTTATAATATTAACTTCTTGTGTCTTATAGTTGAGAATCCTACATCTAAAATCAAGGTGCTGCATTAGAATGTCCTCCAGTGTGACGGATGAATAAGTCCTGTCTCTAGGTTAACATATTCTTCCTTTAATGAGATCTTAATATCTCCTGCAATACTTCTTAAATACTTTCCTTTCTTATGTCCCTCTGGTGGTACTGAGTGACGCATGGACCCAGGAAATATTAGAAGGTCTCCTGCCTCTACTGGTAAAAATGTGCTACTTGCATTAATAAAATTGTCGTCAAACTTATGTGAACGTGGATCTGGTTTAGGATCGAAAACTCCACCAAAATATTCATTTGGACTCTTTGGAATAGTAAATACTAGACCAGTTTTGTATGGTGTGCTAACATAGTATACGAAAGATAGATCAGAACATGCATGGTTATGTTCAGACATAGTGTCTGTATACTCTTTAATAGTACACCATGACTTCATAAAGTGAAGATCATGCATATCTGATTTCATTCCTGCACTATTCAGACATTCACGAACATTATCTGCTATAATAGTGAAGAATGGAGATAGATCCTCATCCTTATGAATTACACTCTTACCTCTTGCTTCACCAGTTAAATGATATCCTTTAGCATGTTTGTCTGCAAATGTGCATGGATCAAAATGATGTTCTGTTTTCGATTCCAACAATTCTTTCCATTTTTCATGTCCATCAATCTTACATTGGTAAATAACTGTAGGAAACAGTGGATGAATTTTATTAGTCATGAGTATTGAATCATATAATAACTATCTCACCGAAGAGAGTGCTTTAGACCTACGTGTAGAAGCTAATACTATTCTAGCACAAGATCCAGAAGAAAAAAAGACTTGGTGGTATGAATTGAGTAAATCACCATCAAATATAATTGAAAATTTCATATTAAAATCAGCACAACAACATGGATTAGAAGGATATCTAGGTGCTGAATGGTGGATTAGATCACATGATACTATTGAAAGTCAATGGTATTTTCATGTAGACGGTGATGTTGGTAGATTTAGACAAACTGGTGAATATCTTGCTGCACCATTTTCTACTGTAACATATCTATGTGACGGTGGACAACCCACTGTTGTATGTGATAAACATCACGATTGGTCAAAGACTGAGGGTGTATATGCAACTGGTAATGATGACTGGTCATTTTGGTCCTATCCAAAAATGGGTAAGCATATTTGTTGGTCATTACCATACTTCCATGGAGTTCCTGCAAGTATGGGATATATACAGCCTGGAGACAAAAGAGTTACACTTATGTTTAATTTATGGAACAGTCGTCCATTTGAACCTGAATGTGTAGAGTATAATTTATCACACAAAATAAAAGACGGTGAAGTGTTCCTGTATCCAAAAAAGGATACTAATTTGGAGTTTCGTGAACCCCATGGACACTTTACCGCTTACTTAGAGGGCATACCTACTGCTATTCAATTTCATGGTTATCATAAAGAAGGAGACTCTTTCTTAGTCACTCA